TCAACAACTAAATAACCACTGGTTTCAATAAACAACGTGCTATAAAAAATATCAAAATTAGTTACCGCGGAAGAAAGTTCGTTACAAACTGCGGTGTTGTATTTTGTAGAGAGATATGATAACCACTCTGTAAGCTCTTTTACAGCAGGGGTATTCCACGCTGTATTTGTATTCTTTAAATAAATTTTGCCTAGGTGGTCTTGCTTATTAAAGAAGCTTTCTTTTGCTGATGTTACATTAGATATTGTAGTTTTAGAATCTACATTTGCGTTATACTCAAAACTCTCTTCATTAGGCGTGTAGTTAAATACTATATTATCTGTGAACCGCATTCCGTCATAGTTTTTAACATCATTTCCGGAATTACCAGAGCCACCAGATAATCGTACATCATAAGTAAAATTACCTGTTAAATCATCTGTCCATGTATCTGTAGGATCACATAATGCTGTGAATAAAGTTTTGCCGGAGTCGGCATCAACATTAAAGAGACCTATTCCGGCTTCTACTAAATCTGAAAAATAAAACTGGTCACTACTAGTTGCGTAGGCACTTAACTGAGAAATGTTTAAGTCTCCAACTCGAGTGGCGCTTACAGGGTCTGTAAGAAACTCCGAATCAGAAAATTTAAAATACGCCCCTTCTTTAATATCTGCATCTAGAGTCATAGACTCAGGCCGCCCATAATCTACTTCTAGGTAGTTTGAAGGTTTTTGTAAAGTTTGATAGGGGTTAAAATACCTAGCGAATATATTATATGCAGAGGTGGGAAAGCTTAACCAAGTGCTTGGAGTATCAGGTAGTAAACCGGAAGGGCCTCTACCGGTAAAACCATTAGTAAATGTTGATAGGCCCGATCTTATAGTTTCGGAATACGTTGTCGTATCAGTTGTTTTATAAACAAAATTATAGCCCTCGCCATACAGGTCATCAAAAAATTGATAACCGTTTAATAACAAGCTTTTTATTGTTTTCGGATTTTCTTGTACAATGTTACTTCTGTAATAATTGTAATCTTTTACTAAACCAAAGATATTTCCAAATAAATCCTTTTTACTATCATTTATATATCCTTGATCAAAAAGATAAGATAAGTCGGTGTTTAAATTCCTATCTTGTCCAATTTCAGAATTATAACCTATAAAAGCAGTACTATCTCTATCAGTATTAGGTTGATTAACTGCAATTCCTTTACTAGCATTATTAATTGATCTAGAGGTATCAATAATAAAAGTTAATACGTTTTCTGTATTTGTAAATAAATTTGGATCCGGAAATATATATAATTGGTTAGGCGGGTAGGTCTTTTTAGTAAAGAATTTTAACCGCCGGCCTTCAATAGTTACGATTGAAGAATTTTGTGGTCTAAAGAACCCTAAATCTCTCTCACTTACAACTTCACCAGAAAACACTGAAGCTGTAGAAGGGAAGTCTTGATTTAAAAAATTAGCATATGGTTTTTCTGCTTTAAATAAAATAGGAGGTAAATTATTTTCATCCAATTCTGGCTTTCCATTTTCATCTGTGGCTAGATAATAAAAATCAGCCCCCATAAATTTTTCTGTTAGCTTCCGCTTATTATTAAACAGAGAATCGTCTGTAACATTAAAATCTAAAGTCTTACGACCTTCTTTAAGTGTAATTAAATCCTCACCAACATTAGCAAAAACCTGAGTAATTAATGACTCATCATCAGTTAAAAATATATTATCTTTTGGTAACCCAGCCGGATCATAGCTTTTAAAGGTTTTACCGTAGTCGCCTGCTTTTGGAGACCTGTTAAAGTACTGTGAAAAATTATCAAAATACTCTGTTAGTGAGATTGATAAATCTCTTTTAATCTTTCCTATATCATAGTCTTTTGCAGCTGTGCTACGATTTTCGAGAAAGTTAATAACAAGATCTATAGCAGCGCGCTCTGCACCTAATGAACTACCCTTTACTTTAGCTTTTGTAGTAGCATAATGAAGAGTTTGGCGCTTTTTCTTATAGTATGAAATAATGTCTCTTATTTTACTACTATAAAAGGACATTGCGATCTCCATATCATATGGATCGGTAAAATCTAACTGTGTAAGAAACGTTCTTTCTGCATTAGTAGAAAAATTTAAAGTAATGTCTTTTAAAAAATCACGATACCGTTCGATAATTATATCCTTATTATCCTTAGCTTGATTATTCGTCTGAATATTCCACCTATTAAGATAGGTGTTATAAAAGTCTGTTAAAGTTTCTGGTTGGTAAGATTCACTTACCGTTTCAATAAACTGAACAAACGAAAATGGTGTAAATTTATCTAACGCATCATCATGTTTTACATTAGGATTAGTTATAGATAAATCTACTTCAGGAAAGCCTGTAACAATAGTATCCATTAAACATATTTATCTCTAGAACAGAGATAGACTACTAAATAAGGAGTTTCGAATCATAACATCAAATACGTTATTAGCTCCTTCGAGGGCGCTAAGCGGGGTATTATAATCTAATGTTGTTAATCCATTGGAATAGTCGATTAAACCACCCTCGATGGTGTTATCGTACGTTGCAGATAGACTATAAAATTTGTAAAACTTATCTACATCTGTAATACTAGCATAAGTTGCTGGTAATACTAAAGGCCACCCCCAATATGGGCCACCGCTAGTTGCAGGTGTCGCTGTAGTATTAAAATTACTAAGCATATAAGTCTGGAAATTACCAGATTTAGAATATGAAGCTCCACTTAATGCAGATATTGGCTGATAAGTATTCAGTCTTGTATATGTGTCACTAAACTTTTCATACGCTACAATGTCTGTGCCGGCAGACACTTCGTAAGTTGATGTATCAAGTAATGCACTTAGATTTTTTCCATAAGTTGTTTTTGTTGTATGTCCTTTGGGGTTGTAGTTTTCATCAAATTTATTTTGTGTACCTCTAAATTTGTTATAATTCATACTGAGCACACTCATTAACCTATCCACTAATTCAGGTTGTTGAGCTAAAGATCGATCAAACACGATCCCTTCGTCATCGGTTAGATCAGCTAAATTAATAAGAGAATTAATATCACAATAATCTATATCGCTAGTGTTTGATGTAAAGTTTTGAATTCTTTCCCAAATCTTCTTTCCTAAAACAGTATAACTACTACTAACGTTACCAAATATAGTTCCAATAAAATCAGTAAATAAGATATCCTTATCTAATAAAATTTCCTGGAACCGTAAATCCTTTATTGTTTGTTCAAAATCAAATTCTTCATTTTGCTTATATGCTTCGTAATAGTTTTTTGGATAACAAGTAAAAGCTGTATAGCCGGTTACTGTATTAGTTGTAGAGGTCGCAGTATTTTCATACGGACATTTTGCACTAAGTGTTAAGTACGCAGGCTCAGCAGAAAGTGAAGCAAGAGTATTATCATTAAATGTTAAGAGACCTCTATACCAAAATGTTGTATCAAAAGAAGATAACGTAGCGCTTAAGCTTTGAATTGTATAATGTGATGCAGATACTTTAACACCACTTACACCCGGAATTATTTGTGGTGTTTTACCTGATAACAACGAAAAGGTTGGTGTTAAGTGACTAGACAAGGACTTCATTGTATAGTAATCCTGATTCTTTGGTGAAAGAATAAATGGTATACCCAATCCTTTGTACTGAACTGGAGATACAGCAAAGGTAGCTACACTGTCACCTTCTCCTGGAATACCATTTGAGGTGATTGCTATACTACTAAGAGTTTGAGCAGAAGTTGCGCCAACTAAAGATGATAGTGTAATAGTAAAGTTGTTGTTGTAGTTATTATTTTTATAACCAGTAGTGCTATTAGAGAATATATTATCTCTATCCTTAAAGAAAGATACGTTAATAGTGTTGTAAGGTGCTTTTTGTCCGTCAGTCTTAAAATATACTACTTGATCTCCCGAGCTTCCTACATTAATACTTGATATATGCGTGCTTAATGAGTTTACTATTGCAAACGCACTCGGGCCTTTACCACTAGTGTAATTATTACCACTTAACCGCACATATATGTTTGCAGAAGAAAGAGAAATCTTGTCTATATCCTCATACTCAAATCCAGATAGTGAAGGTATGTATTCTTTCTTATAAAATGAATTAAACTTTTTAAGATTATTAAACCTATTAGCATTTAAATTATAATAATTAGGTACATCACACCCAGACACCGAAAAATAAATATCTTGAAAATCTTGATAGAAGGGCGACTGTGAATTAATTGTTATAGCATTAGAAAATTCACCTGCTGATAAATTTAATATATTTGTCTTTACAGGGCCAGCGGTAACTGTAAAGGTGTTAGTTATGTAATCAAATATTTCAACATCTGTGCTATACGACGCTAATATTGAATTATTATTACAATCACGTAACACCATTCTGACATTGTATACCCCGGGGTATTCGTAAACGTGGTTACTGGTTAATGTATTACCATAAGTACCGTCGCCAAAGTCGAAAGTAGCCTTTAAGGTATTATATTGGGTTGTTACCGCCACACCGCCGAGAGAGCTAGGTATACGAGCCTTAAAAGTTAGCGGGGTAAAGGGTAGATTATAAGAAGATAACTTAGCTTCTCGCTTATAATCTTCTACGTCAAATGTCGCATAGTCTACTTTTATATTACTCATCTGTTATAACAATACGCTTAGCTACGGATAAGGGAGAGTATAGGTACGGAAATTTAAAAAACGGTAACGTTTTATCTTGATTTACTAACTCTATATCACTTTCAGGGTATTGAGGGTTAAATGATAAAAATGATACACCACCTGTGAATATTTCCCCAGTTAGCTCATTTCTAGTTTCTATTCGCTTTATACCTTCCAGTGAAAGAATATCATTAGCTAAATCTATTAATTTTAAATTCTCACCTAGATTGTTATTTTCCGGAATGAAAAAGTTTTTAATTATACTGGCAATTCGCGACTTTAACGTGTTTTTATTAATTTTGTTGTTTGTTTCTCTAACAGCGTATAACTTACTTTGATCTAGTATATCTAATGTTAAGTTAGAAGCATTACCTATACCTAACCCAAACGCCATATAGATAGGATCTCTAGGTACAACAGTATTAGATAACATCTTACGGTCCTGCGTTTGCGTTACAATATAATTTTTAAATGAATTACTCAAAAACGGAGGATAGGACTTATCTTCTGTGATTTTAAATTTAGGTACAACAAATACATTAATGTTATTAAAGTCACACGAATCTGCAAAATTCACTTGATTGATTATTACTCTATTTACCTTATTAGGGTCAACACATATATCATAAAAATATTGTATATATTCATTAATATAAGACGTGTTGCTAGCAACGCGCGTACTAGTGATCACGTTAGCTAAGTTTCTTTCTAGGAATGATTGATAGTCTTTTTCAGTAACCAGCCTCAATTGCGATGAAAACATTTTTGGAGCATTTTGTCTAATTTGGTCGACTGTTTCTTCTGTTGAAAGAGTAGAAGAATTGAGAGGGTTATTAAATGTAATCTTTGGACTGTTGGTAATATTTAGGAATGTTGTTTCGTCTTTATTCGGATATATGTCCTTAAATAATGCACGTTGCCTAGCCGAATCATAAACAAATAATTTATTACCATTAATTATGTTTTTACTAATAATGCCGGCAGTATTATCTGACAATATATAATCGATTGATACAATATCACTCTGCTCTAGCTTTTTACCAAATACACCATTTCCAAACTTTACTTCATAATGACCGTATTCATTTAATCTAATCTCACATACTCTATCAACCGCGCTTGATAGATACAAGCTTTCAACAATCTGGTATTCATAGTATGTTGAATTACTAGCCTCTTTGACATACACGCTTACAGTACCATCAGCAATAAATTTATCATCATTACTATCAACAATGTTATCTACAACAATTGGTAATATTTCAAATTCCTCGCCCTGGGCAGTATAATCTGGATACTCTTTAATGGTCCCTTGATACAAGATAGCTTCATCATTTACAGTTTGTAAAGTTTCTGTTTTGCCGGCAACATTTTTATTAAAGGATAAATCTTCATTAAAGTTATATTGAACACCGTCTGCTAAAAAATAAGAATATTTACGAATAGTATAATTACCGGTAGGTAAAGATGCTGATGCAACTGCGTTTATTGGAACAATAGAAGTTTGCTTACCAGCCGGCTTATAACCGATTAACTTTACAATTTTGTTCATGTTCTCATATAGAGTAGCTTGATCAAAATTTACTTCTGCAGCTGTATTGTTTAAATAGAACAAGAGAACATGATAAGAGTATGCAATTATATCAATTACGGCGGCTAAATTACTACCTTCATAATTTTGATCGGTGAACTTTTGATTTTCATCTAATCGATTAATAATATAATCTTTTAAACTTACTGCATCAAACGCGACATATGCGTCTTGTGGCAGATTAAAATCTAAAAACTTATTCGATGTTTCGTTTGTGTTTGTTGGCATGATATTATAATACGTAGTATCCGTTACTATTTAATAATGACTTAAGTGTTATCCCATATGCATTTAATGATGGTATGTTTATTTGTAAAGCTATGTAATATTCCTGCGCATCTGTAATAGCATCTACGTTAACCTTTTCAAGCTGTATACGTGGCTCTTGTTCAGGTAATTTAGTATCAATATCATACCTAATTTTATACGCAGTCGAGCTGTTGACAGGGTCAAACAGATATCTTCTTAAATCAATACCAAATTCAGGGTTTAATATTTTCTGTCCCGGTGACGTTAAAAACGCATTTATAATGCTATTTTTAATAGCTTGTAAATCATATGACCCTTGAATATCTTTTAAAACTACGTCTTTGTTTAGTTGTTTGTTATAATATACCTCGGGTACTAGATCTAAAAATAAATCCTTATACAGATAACCACCTTTAAGGGCCGCGTTATCTTTTTTATCTACCGAGACATCTGATATCTTTATAAGAGCCATTTATAATATTTAATACCCGAGTGGTAAATCGAGTTTAAGGAACTATAATATACTTATAGGTATGCGTGTTAAAGGTAAAGCAGATGTTGATGTGGAGATATCCACTAACGAACTAGTAACAGCTCTCAAAAATGAAGTTTATGCAACATTGGAGCTCCCAAATCCAGTAGAAGGACGAGTATTCGTTAAAGATGATTCCGGAACGACTGGATGGGCGATCCAAAGAACTGTACATACAACGCATTCTTTTGAACTCGAAGAGAATTTAGGACCTGCTGTAGAAGAGGATATTGAAGTGTTTACAGCATTTCATACAATAGCTGAGTTTCTTAAAGATTAAGTTACGCGATACTGTGTGATTATTTGCAAGCTTGCATAAATAATATTATGGCAGGTAAAAAGTTTGTTAATTTGCACGAGTCTTATATGAGAAGATACCAACGCGGAGGTTTTCTTGTAGGTGACGTTTTTAAATTTAATGACGATTATCAATCAACTGATTGTTATAAATCATTACCGAAAAATACAAAAGAGTTACTCACAAAAATGATCGATTCAGGGCTCCATATTAGAGTCGTTGGAATAAAAGATACAGAACCTACGCGGTACCCTGCTAGTTCGCAGCAATCATCTCTCGATGTAAATTTAGATATTGCACTCGATGAAGGAGGTGGGAGATATTCACATTATGTTACAGTTCCTGGTTTGTTAGGACAGTCTGTTGAATATTACCCTAACCTTCTGCCTATACCAGATGCTCTAAAGAGACCTAGTAATGTAAACATCAAACCGGAAGAGGTTGTAGAGGATGAGGAAATGCTTTCCAATAGATCTGATAGAGGTGGGACAGAGCCACATGAGCTCACACCAACAGAGAGATCTTTACCAAAGCAGAATACAGTAATTCCTAGTGATCCTGCTACCCCGTCGCCGGCGGTTACATCATACACAAACGAATATATGGCTGATCTTAAAAAAGCCTAAACGTCTCCGTTCTCGTCAATTTTTTGATCTTCGTAAAGACCTACTACCGTTCTGTAGTATTCCTGTTTGCAACACTCTAGCGCGCCAATCATTTCATTATAATTTGCGTAATTTTCTCCCTGTGATCTAATATAATTATCTATAAAAACAGTAATTACGTAATTTAACTCACCTGCGTTTTTAGGGACAAAATTCAATCCGTATACTTCAAGAGCACCATCCACTAGTTGTCTTTGTTCTGGTTTAATGTAGGGCATTTTCTAAATTTACTAAACATGCAAATGCATTAATTTCTTTATCTACAACAAACGCGCTCTTATAGAGATGGTCTGCGATAATAGCAATCGTTTCTTTCTTTTTAAGATCTTCGATATTTGAAGTATAGATAAAATCTAGATAATTAGCTAATAACGTGTCATAATCTCCTTGGAACCTATCTTCGTTTTCAATCAAATATCTCCTAGCTTCTAAACACTGCTTAGAGGCTATTTTTTTGTAAATCGTTTCGAGCAACTCGTTATCACTAACAACGCTAGTAATACACAGCTCTGAATCAATGACGTTTTTTTGGAGCTCGTTAATGGTTTTCCGTAAATCGGGGAAGTGACGCTTGACAAGCTGTACGAACTTTTTCTTTTGCTCTTCCGGTACTTTAATATTTTCATTTTTTAGAATGGTGTAACATCTTTTAACTGCTAATTCGATAACAGGTTTAAAAGTTAATGACTGACATCTGGACTGTACGGCTGGAATAATCTTATGCTTATAGTTCGCAGTAATAATAAACCTACAATACTTAGCATACGACTCCATTGTATTACGAAGCGCTGCTTGAGCTTGAGATGTTAGACCATCTCCCTCATCTAAAATTACGACCTTAACCTTACCATCGAAAGATTTAGTTTGTGCAAAATTAGTAATACTGTGTCGAATAGTATCGATACCAGACTCATCAGAAGCATTAATATAAAGGTAATTACACTTAAGAATGTCGTTAACAATAACTCTAGCAAGGGTGGTTTTACCAGTACCAGGATTACCAACAAAAAGAAGATTAGGTATTTCATTTTTAAACTCTTTAACTACGCGTAATGTCTCTTGATCTAAGATAACATCATCTAGCGTTTGCGGGCGATATTTTTCGACCCAAATTTTATCAAAATCAATCATAATTATTTACCAGATGAACCAAACCCCTTTTCCCCGCGTTTTGATTCCATAATATTACCTTCACTTACCTCGACATTATAATTTTTATACACAACAAATTGAGCAATGCGATCTCCGGATTTAACCTTATAATCCTTATCAGTATTATTATATAACTTAATCCCAGCATCTCCACGGTATCCTTGATCGATAATTCCAGGGTGCGGAATAATGCCATGTTTAAATCCAAGGCCTGAACGACCTTCCACCTTTATCCAAAACCCGTGATCAATGTATGCAAATTTTAACCCTACATCAACGACAGCAGAGCCGCGCGCTGGTATTAACCTATCTTCAACGGAAGTTACATCTAAACCAGTATCTGAATCATGATTTTTAGACGGAATAACTGCATTTTCATTAGTTTTCTTAAACCTTACAATCATATAACTATAATAAGGTATGTTGTAAAAAATTCAAGTGTAGATTAAATATAGATGTAATGGCTGATGAAGAGTTAGATGGAGCGGTGAATGATATTATTGCACAGATAAAAGGTAATAATAGTACCGTACGCGAAAAGCGCGAAGATATAACTATAGATAAAGACAATTTAGAAGAGTTTATTATGAACTCTTCTGGAAAGCTTGTTAAAAAGTCTTTAGAACTTGTTGATAATGTTAATGATTACATTTCAACAGCTCCGGAGAATAGAGATGTTGCAGCATTGGCAGAAGTAATTAAAGCAACTGCAGGGTCTATTGATACATTACAAAAGCTTCACAGTTCTAACGAGAGAAACGAAACACAAAAGGAAGTTAAGAAAATGGATGTTGAATCTAAAGAGAGGATAAACATTACAGATAATCAGACTAGAGTGCTTCTCTCTCGTGAAGATATTATGCAAGCATTGGTTGATAGGGACGATGACGTTATTGATGTTTAAAAATCAAGCGCGTCGTCGCAAGTGTCTTTATCGTCGCAGATATCTTTTCCTCTATCTAAATATTCTTGAAACTCTTCCATAGTACCGAACGGCATCCATACTGTTTCGCCAGTACTTGTAAGATGTGTATGTGCACCAGATAAAGATCCGTTCGTTAGATCTAAAGTCTTTTGCGCGGCACTTAAAGGGTTGGTAAACGTAGTAACATTCAACACACCCGGGAAAGTACCGAGACCTTCAATTACCGGATCAACTTGTGGCGACATTTGTGTACCTCCAATATTTGGATTCTCTCTCGGTTTCGACCCCGTTCCGCCCCGACCTGCAACTGTGTATAAATCAAACGAGCCTTCCCCGGTAGATATTGTAAGACCAAAATTTGGTATTGATGGACCGCAGCAGCAACTACAACAAACCTCAACACATTCTTCTTCTAACTTTTCATTCCCTTGTTCGTCAAAGGCCTTTCTTAAGAGAAGGACAGATTTACAAACTGCTTCATTTTTTGTTTTTGATATATTTTGATTCGGGTCGAAAAAGTTTATATCTCTCTTGTAAGTAAATAATCTAAACGCATCCGGACCGAGGTAGCCCGCAACTAGTTGAATAATACTATTTGCAATGCCTTTTAATATGTTACCAAATTTAACATCCTTAATCATTAGATTACCACACGCAACTGGCCCTGAACAGTAATCCCCGTTATATTCATTATTGACACGCTCTATAGAACGCCTGTCTATATACGGGTATGCACCATCGCTATATATTGCGCTTTCAGAGTTATAGTTAAAAACATCAGCGCATGTTGTCTGACAGATATTAAGATTCCTTCGTAAAAAAGCCGGCGTCTTTTTATATAAATTTATCGATATGTCTTCAGATGCACCGACATACACCGGTACATTGGCGTTTTGTTGAGTTGTATTAGCTAAGCATGCTAAAGTGTCCGGGGAGGGAAAAAAGCAATTTTCTTTACGACCTTGACCTCTATAAGGATTTTGCGCATACTGTACAACATAGTTTGTAAACGGTCCGTTATAAAGCTGCCTTATATAGTATAAAGCTGACTGTTCATCAATTTCTGGATTACCACGTATAAGATCATCAACAAATATTTGCAGCTGTCTTAGCCCTAATTGATATACTCTTTTAAATGATTGACACAGCTGTTTATCCTTATTTGTAAACTTATACCCTAATATTGGCCCTCTATTTTGTCCCCTGCAATCCCGTTCTACAAGGGAATCAAATTGATCTTTAGTTAATTCTAAAGCTCTTAATGTTTCGATACTTTTGTTACATATAGCCATTTTAAGTGTCTTCTATTTTAGAGTCGGGCCCCACAAATGTTTTAACACATGAGATTACGTTAAAATACTTATCTTTTGTAAACAGGTGTCTTACCTTAGTTACAAACCACCTACCTAATAATTTTTTGTCTGCAATTTCTTCTTTTTTGTTTCTCTTAAATACATCTATAAACTTACCAGCCTTTCTAGCTGTATCGCCAATATTATCAATAGCTAGCTGGAGGTTAAAAAAGGTTAAGTTAGAAACCATTTGAGCTTTTGCTATATTTCTTACATGCTCTTTTTTATATGGTAGAATAAAGGGCTTAAAAATATTACTCTTTGCTTCATTTAATGGTAGGAAGGGCTTCGGCACCCCACCAACACATTTAAAGACTTCGACAAACGACTTTGCCCATGCATCCTTAATAGTTTTAATTGTCATTAATTCTTTAACTTCTATCCCCAGGTATTGGTTAGTTGTAGCTACTGAATAATTTGTAAAGAACTCGTTACTCCATGTTACCATCGGGGTGGTAAAGTTTGTATTCTTTAACGCGTTAGTGTATTTATTAACCAGAACGCCCTCATCT